CCGTGTAATCCCCAGTGCCATTGTCCGTAATAGAGCTAACATTAAAAGCTCTACGAATAGCCACCGTACCTGTCCCGTTAAAGTTAACCCAAGCCTTTGCTGTCCCGTTAACCACTGTGTCTACTGGGACGGTTGCGTTGCTAGGGGTGCTTAGTGTTTCTGTTTTAATTGTTGACATATTAGCTCCTAGCGGAAGATGGCGACCTGCATTTGACTATCATCAAATAGTGCCGTACCCGGAAAGACGCAAACAACACGAACTGTTGATGTTGTCTGCGTTGACCCATATCTACTAAAAACACGAGATGATTCGCCAGTGCCAGTAGATCCAGACACGGAATAATTCGCATCCGGCATAGCAGTCGCAAAGTTCACCGTGTAATCGCCAGTCCCGTTGTCCGTAATACTCGACACATTCCCACTAGCACGAATAGCCACAGTGCCTGAACCGTTGAAGTTTACCCAAGCCCTGCACTTGTAGTTCTCTGAGCCGTCATCATTAATCCAGCCATTAAAGTTGATATTTCCGCTCATACAACCACCCAGAAAGAACCAGTTGGAACAGTAACCGTCACACCCGTGGCAACCGTAATGTCACCCACGCTCATAGCGTTCTTGTCTGTGCCAATGGTGTAGTCAGCCGTAATCGTGTTGTCAGTCTCGTAGAAAGCAACGTTAGTACCAGAGCCACCCTTGCCTACTCCAGCAGCTCCTGTGATATACCCATCACCGTTTAATACAATAGCCATATATACCCCTTAGACAATAGCCCAGCGACTACCGCTAGGAATGGTGACTGATATGCCACTGTTAATCGTAATTGGTCCAGCACTCATTGCGTTGTTTCCACTGGTAATAGTGTAATCCACACTGATGGAATTAGCCATCTCATAGAGGGCTTTTGTGGTCGTATTACCGTCAGTGTTCAAAACAGCCCATGAGGGGTCTGTACCGTCAGTCGTCAAATACTTACCACTGTTGCCAGTTTGGTCTGGGAGCGCATCAACAGTTTCCCATGAGTTAACAGAGCCATCCGTACTCAGGAACTTACCAGCTTGACCCGTGTTATCAGGAATGTATGAGGCGGCGGTTACTGCGCTTGCTGCGGCTTCTGATGCGCTAGTAGCGGCGGCGGCAGCACTTGCGGCGGCAGCGGTTGCGCTATTGCCTGAGTTGGTTGCGCTGGTCGCTGATGCTGTTGCGCTGTTGGCTGAGTTTGTTGCGCTTGTGGCGGCATTACTAGCGGAGGTTGCGGCGGCGGCGGCTGATGTAGCGGCATCCGTGGTTGAGCCAAACAGAGTGTCGCTGTAATTCTTTGTAACAACGTCTTGAGCGTTAGTTGGGTCACCAACACCTGTAATCTTGTTTGTGCCCATCGCAATTGCGCCAGACATAGTGCCACCAGTCAGGGACAGTTTTAATGCGTCCTGAGTGTCTACATAGACCTTGGTAGCGGCATCTTGGTTAGCCGTTGGGTCACCCAAGCCTGTAATCTTGCTTGTACCCATTGCGATAGGACCACTCATCGTGCCACCAGCCAAAGGCAGTTTGGTAGCAATAGAGTTAGTTACGGTCGTGGAGAAGTTAGCATCATCACCCAAGGCAGCGGCTAACTCATTCAACGTATCCAATGCGGCAGGCGCTGAGTCAATGACGTTTGCAATTGATGTGTCAACGTAAGCCTTTGTCGCGGCATCCTGTGCGTTGGTTGGGTCAGTCAGGTTTGTAATGGTCGCTGATGTACCAGCGTTCATGTTCAAGCCACCGTTAATCACCACATCATTAAATGATGATGACCCACTTGAGGCTGTAACGTTACCAGTTAAATCGCCTGTTACGTTACCCGTTACGTTTCCAGTAACGTTGCCTGTGACGTTTCCATCAACGTTGCCAGTCAAGTTTCCGACAAAGCCTGAGTTAGCGGTAATCAATGTGCCCGTAACAGCTTGTGCTGATGCGCCACCAATTACAGCGCCATCAATCGTACCAGCGTTGATGTCAGCAGAGGCAATCGTTGCCGCCGTGTTTACGGTTAGGCTTGTAGCCGTAACCGCTGCTGGAGTTGAAGCGCCAACCGTAGTGCCGTCAATGGTTCCACCAGTAATTGCAACGCTAGAGGATGTTACTGCACCAGATACCCCACCAGAAGCCGTTAAAGCCCCTGTGAGCGTTGTTGTGCCATCTACGGTAAGGTTGCCACCAACTGTAAGCGGGTCGTCGCCTGCGCCTGTCTGGAAGTCCTTGAGGTGGGACATGACTTGACGAATGGCATTATTGATACCACTAGGAGCGCAACCTTCTGAGATGTTGATAGACGCAACATCCGTATTATTAGCGGGCGTTGAGTCATATTCGCTAATCTTTGTCTTTGCCATTTATTTACTCCATTGTTGACAGATTGCCGCCAGACATACCGCCAAAGAAAGAACCAACACCAAGCAAACCAGTCGGCGCTTTTGATGTAAGGCTTTGCGCTTTTTTAGCAAGTTCAGCCAACGCGCTGTCATCTCTTAATGCCATTAAAACCAACTGAGGGTCTTCGCTTACCAAAACTTTTGCAACATCAGCACGTTGCTTATCAGTCAAACCTTCTGGCAAAGCACTCTTTAGCATTTTACGCGCCGCGCTAATTATCGCCAAAGGATTTCCAGTCGCGGCAGAAGAAATTTCTTGCAACGAAATACCCATACCAATTCGGTTTGCAGCCATCTGCGTTGGAGCCGTAGCAGAACCGCCCAAGATAGCACCAGAAGCCTCTTGTGACCGTGAGGCACGACCAACAACGTCTAGCACTTTATCCAACTCGTCTTGAGGATAAATGGTCCGTAAAATTTGACCCTCTTTTGTTGTTGGGTCGCTTAATCGCTTCATAAAAGTCAACTTGTTGCCAGTCGCCATTTTGTTGCGAATCGCATCCATGACACCAGCACGCAGATACTTCACGTTATCTGGTGTGACCTTTTCAAAGTCAATTGAAACTTGGTCTGCATTTTGACCAAAGATTGTTTTTCCGTAATCAAACGAATCCCGAGAGGAGCGCAACTTAGCAGCCTCTTTTCGTGTTTGTTCAACAGTTTTTACAACTGGTCGATAAACGCCACCGTAACCCTGTACATCTCCACCCTGCTCAAATAAAGTTGAAGCCTTGTTGATTTCTGTTCTCAACATTTTTGCAGCTTCTTTGTATCCTTCACCAGCAGAGCCTCGACCACCACGGAAAGCCTCGTCAGCCAAATCACGCAAGCCACGCATCAATATCTCGGCATCTTGCAGTGTTGGGGCGCGGTCATAAACAACTTCACCATCTTTAATTGAGAAGAATGGTGTCTTGCCAGTCTGAGCCTGATATGCCTCTTGCAAAGCCTTTCCAGCCCCCGGTGAACGCTTGATGCCCTGCTCAATCGCTCCAAGCGTTTCCTGAGTTATAACGCCGCCACGACCAAACGCAGACTTGTATTGTTGTCCCTCAAGTTGACGCATGGCTTCATCAGCCTGACCAACAACCCGGCGCACATTGCCTTGTGCATCTGGAAACAATACTCGATTTAATTCATCTAACGCTTTGCCACGCAACTCCTCTGGGCGTTTTGTCAATGAACGTTTTAGAATCTCACTTGCCTCGCCACCGCCTCGCGCATACGCTCTAACAACATCCTGAATCGTCTTGTTTTCAGCAAGAATGTCGCCACGCATAATCGACTTAAAAATCTCATCGTCACTCATGCCTGTTTCTTTGGCAATGTTTTGAATTTGATTTTCAACAATCTTTGCGCCACGACCGCCAAGCCTACGTCGAGCCATATCAATAAGAGCATTAGTGCCAAGCTGAAGACCTTTTCCAGTGGCATAGCCTAATGGTCCAGTTGCAGCGCCAAATGCCACACCAGCAGGAACCCTAGCAGAACGCTCTAAAAGACCGCCCTCACCAGTTGCTGCGGCTGTTATCCCACCGCTAACACCGCCAACACCAGCGGTTGCACCAGCAACCCTTAGTAAAGTTGGAGATTTGCCAAGCGCAAACTTCAAAGCGCCACCCGGCAAAAGCATGGAGCCACCAGCTTCGTAAGCAAGAGCGGATGCTGGTTCAGCCTCACGATAAGCAGCCAACTCTGAACGAATTTGATTTATTGTCCTATCAAAGTCTTCGCCCGAAACCTTTGAGCGTACATAAGCCTCAATTTCATCACTTGTTCCAAGAGACAATCCTTGAGCCATAGAGCGCAATCGCTGTGGCTCTACTTTTGCTTCCTGTGGAGGCGTTAATTCGCCAATTGACGGGAATGTGGCTTGCGGTTGCTCTGGTGTGCCAGACGTAGCTAAAGATTGACGTAACGCTTGCAACTTCTCGTTAGATATTTTTGAGAAGTCTCCACCACGCATGGCTTTTAACTCGTCATCTGTCAATATAGATAAGTCAGCCATAAATTACAGACCTCGTTTTTTAGCTTCTTCATCAAGCATTTGCTGGAGTGAGTTTTGCGTAGAGCCACCCATTGTGGGTGTGTAAGCTGGCAACTCGTAAAATGGAGCGTACTTTTCAACGTTAGGCAGACTTTTAAATTGCTGCAACAACGTTTGTTGACGCTTAATCTTGTTTTCAGCAACCTTACGAATGGCAATCAAAGAAGCCTTGATTTCGGCTGGCGTCATATTTTGAGTGCCAGCCGATGCTTTCTTGATGATGGCACGTTCGTTTTCAGTAATCTGACCCTGACCCTTCATTGCTTCTGCTGCTTGCAATTCAGCCTTGGCAAGACCTTGCACCAAAATCTGAGTATTTGCCAGAATCTCGTTTGCATCCTTACCAGCAACACCCAAAGACTGACCAACTCGTAGCAAAGTTGTTCTAACATCTGCGGCTGGTCCTGTAATGGCTTTATCCAAAGCAGACTCAATGTTGCCCGCGTTTGTAATAGTTTCCATTGCCACCCTAGCCTGCTCTGTTGCTGGACCCATCATGGAGCCAATGTCTTTGCCAACAGTATCCGCGAGCGCTTTGTCGCCACCCATGCTAATAGTTGTTTTTGGTGCGGAAATAGCTTTAAATTGTTCAAACGTCCCTGCGTATGAACCACCTTGCGGAGTCTTGGCAAAGGCGTATTGACGTTCTAAGTCAGACATCTTTGGAGTACCAGTCGCTAAAACTTCTGGCTGTCCACCCAAACCCATCCGAACCAAAGTTGCATCAGGCGCTAGAGTTATGGTCTCACCTTGCATCGCCTTCTGAGCGTTCATCAGGTCATTTAAAGCAGCGCGACCTTCAGCGGTCTGCATCAGTTGTGGTGCAATAGCTTGTAAATCAAACCTAGCAGGCATTGCTGGTATTTCAGGCGTAGCCTTACCGTAAGGCGCTCCAGCCAAGTATGGGGCTGGTTGTGCCGCCTGACCTGCTTGTGCAGGCTGGAAAGCGCCTCCAATTAGCTTTTGCACATTAGCCGCACGCTTCTGCGATTCAAGTTGACGCTGCATTTCCTGCATAGCCATCTTTTCTTTGGCTTGCTGTTGCAATGTGCTTTGATAGCCCTGTTGAGCCGCAGATAAACCCTTGGCTAGTGCGCCAAATGTATTGATTGGACGACCTGATTGCGGACGACCTGCTTCAGCCATAGCCGCAGATAAATCAAAAAGCGCCTTAGTAGACGCTCTGTTTTTTGCCGCACGCAACTCATCCTCTGACAGCAAGCCGCCATAGATGCTAGGAGTGCCGCCGCCGATGGACTCACCAGCGCGACCCAATAAACCCATGATGTCACTAATAGCCATAATTTACCACCAATCAAAAGCGCCGCCTAAATCCCAAACAGCTTTTGCCGCGCCTGCTGCGCCTGCAATGTTACTAATGGTGTTTGCAGTTGGGTCGTAATATTGAGGCGTTGTTGACGTTCCAGATGTGCCCATTGGCAGACCTCGGATACCTGTCAAAAAGCTAGACAAAGCCTGCTGTGGTTGGGCGTAAGCCGCTTGTTGATACTGCTCACCTAGTTGACCAACACCCAGCAACTTGCTGATGTCACCATAGTCAGCCGCCGCCATTTGGGGCGCACCCGTAGCCGCCGCCTCTTGACGCGCACGCTCTTGGGCATAGTTCTGATATGCCAACTGCCCAGCAGTGTTCGTCAGGCTTTGCGCCAATTGACCAGCCGCTTGTGATTGCAAGTCACCCATTGCACCAGAGCCGTAGCGACCAGCGCGTGAAGCCTGTGAGCCAATGTTACCAATAGCTTGATTAAATGCGCTAGTAGCTTGCTGTGCTGCTGGTTGGAAAGCACCTTGGAAGAATGGATTGCCTGATAGGTAATCACCCTGCACCGTACCCAATTGTTGAGTCTGCGCCGCACCAAGTAGGGGTGAGCCTTGCATGGCGCGAGTCTGCGCCGCTTGCATAGCTTGTTGTGTGGTGGTTGATGGTCCTACAACTGGTGTACCGCCTGCTTGATATAAGCGTTGGGCTTCACTCAGTCCATATTGCAAATACGGCTTAAAAACCGCACTTGGTTCTGATGTAGTTGTAACGGTTTGGTAATCGACTGCCATAGTCAGTTCCTTTCAAGAATGGACTCGTAGGCGGTCGTCCTATGAGTCATTATATCAATCATTTTACTAACCCACAATAACGTAGGCATAGGTTTTATCTGCCGTGCTATTGGCATAATGCGATATAGTCGCCGAGCCTTTAGCTTGGGCGCTTACATACACATTGGAATACGCCATTGGCGCGACATAATTGACCGTAAAAATCACAGCAGGGATGGCTGGTCTTGGGATGCTTACATCAGCCGCCAAATACTCCAACTCCACGGTCGTATTGCTTACAGAGCCAGCAAGCTCAATGTAATCATTTGCCGCCAAGTCCAAAAAGATATTCATTGCCCCAATCAGGTGGCTAGGGTCGCCCGTTGACTTCCTAGCTGGCAGACCAAATCGACTTGCTGAATTAACCACATCCACGCCATTTTTGCGAAACCAAACGTCTGCATACTCAGAATCGTTGTTTGAGTTCTTCAATTGCAGGGAGTATTGCAGGTTGTATATACCAGCATTGCGGACGTTAATTCTTGTGGTGTTTGACAGATACACCCCATTAGATTGCTCAGTTGTGTCAAATTCAACAACGTCTGTGGTCCCTGTGCTTGTAGCTGTTTGCCCGTTATTGTTTGAAAACGCTCCATAAGGCGCTGAATCGGCTTCTGCGGCGTCAGAGAATGGGATTAGGATAATCTTACTGTCTGGGCTAATACGCTCGTCATAGAGCGTTGTAGTGGTCGCATTACCCGTTGCTAACGTTATAGTTCCGTGGTTGTTCGTTTTGCCGTTCATGGCTCCACGCAAAACCTCCGCAACTACGCGCTGGTCAGCACCAAATACCGGGACTGTACGAAACATTAGCGACCGCCTTGGGGTGTGATTTCAATGTCAACCGCAACCGCAGTTGTCCAGTTGTCACCAGTAGGATTGACTCGCAACCTATGGTATCTACCAGAACTACGCAAAGAAACACGGTTCTCTGCACTAGCCGCGACATCAGTTGAGAAATCCAAAACTGTGTCTAACCGTTGCCGTGATGAGATTGCCACAGAAGCAGAGCCACCGTCTACTTGTGGTCGAGCCAATGTCACCACAGAGTTAGCGCCAATATCAATATCGCCAGTCTCAAGAACACCCTGTCGTGGCAACCCTGTAAACGCATAAACGTCTTGACCCTTTACGCCACCAAGGAAATGCTGACCACCAATGAACGCTGATGAGTCAAGTGACTGTGTAAGCGCATCTAATGAGCCAGAAATTGAATCCAAGTCCTCTAAGGTAATGTCACCAGTTGAGGCGTCAGAGACGTAATCAACCACAGCATCGGCGTTAGACCAGCGGCTAGTCTTGAAGTTGTAAATCAACAGCTTTCTAAGGTTGCCTGACGTTGGGTAATTCCAAACCACCAACTTACGCACAGAGTCAACGGATGCTGACATGGTTCCAATCTCAGACAACTCAAGTGTGTCAAAGAAGTATCGGTCAACCTTTTCTGAGCCGATAGGCTTAACAGT